ATAAAGAAAAAGCCCCTCGCGGGGCTTTTTCGTACCTTCCCATCCCTGGGCTGGATTCTCTGATTAGGAGAATGAAAGGTTAGACACAGCGATCTCGCCAACATAGTCACCAGCATTGCCGAAGCTTGATGCAGTGTTTGTCAACTCGATGTAACCATAACGTGTCATGAATGACACGACTGGTTCGAATGTGCTTGGATCCAACACAACGCCTGAAGACATCAATGGAATGTATGGGCAGTAGAATGCTGGAGCGTCTGCTTCTGAAGAACCCTTGTAACCAACCAACACAGGTGTTGTGTCGCTTGCATAAGAGTCAACGAACACACGCATTGCGCCGTTCAATGTACCAACAAACTTGGTGTTTGTAGGTGCTTCGAATGTACCTTCTGTAGTACGTGCAAATGCGCTGGTTGTAGCAGATTGCAACACTGTCAAAGCAGCTGAAGAAACAACAGCGTAGTTACCAGCGCCACGACGTGTACGTTGGGCGATCAAGTTAGCAACACGGTTGATCAACACAGCCAATGCGGCGTGTTCGTCACCAACGAATGTAGCTGTACCTGAAACGGTAGCTTGGTTGTATGTGAACTCAGTTGCAGCCAATGAACGTAGGCTCAAGAGAATCTCTTGGTCAATTTCAGCTGTAATTTCTTGAGCAAGTGCGGCCATGATTTCTGCCTCAACGTCAATACCGTGCATGGCTTGTGCGTCTTGTGCAGATTCAAATGTCCAACGTGCTTGCAACTTGCGTGTGCGAGCTTCAACAGCTTGCTTCAAGATTTGCACAGAAATTTGCTTACCGCCAGTACCTTCCATGGTAGCTGTAGCACCGCCTGTGTAGTTGGTAGCAGTAGCAGTACCTTGAGGAACTGTAGAGTATGCTGTAGCAATTGTGAATGGTGACAATGCTTCTTGACCAGCTGTTACAGAAGTAGCGGCTGCAGAAGTGTCTGTCAAGCTCTGTGCGTAACGTACACGCAGAGTGTGGATTTGACCCACTGGACCAGTCATTGGTTGTACACCAACCAACTCGTTAGCAATAACGGTTGGCATTACACGACGGATAACTGGAAGAATCACACGGTTTAATGTTGCGATATTACCAGCGGCTGTTGAACCAGAACTTGCGTTCTCTTTCAAATACTTACGAGTGTTTTCTAAGATAACACCCATGCTGTTGCGCTTTGAGCCGTTCAAACCTTCGAGCAATGCTTCTTTGGTCTCGCCCCAGCGGCTTTCTAATAGTTCTTGTGACATTTAAGTCTCCTAAAAATTAATTTTTATAACCCTGCCAGGCGTTTGAGGTCAATCACGTTACCGCGATCTTCCTGTTGACTACTTGGAACAGTTTTATCCCCGGTTGCTACGGAAACGTTTTCTGTGATCACTTTGGTGGCTTTCACAGAGCGGTCTTCCAACACAGCTGGTAGATACTTTTCGAAGGCGTTTTTCAGACGGCTTGTCTGGACGCTTTCCAGCAAATTACGCATGACTTCAGCTTTTTCCTGGTTTAGAGGACTCAGCAATTCTTGCATCAGGTCTTGACGCTGATTGCTTTCTTTGATCATACGTATTTCACGTTCTTTTGACTCAACAACAACTTTAGCTTGTTGTGAGATTTCAATGGCTTTCTTCAATTGCTTATTTTTGCCTTCTAGCATAGCATAGAGCTTGCGGACTTCTGCTTTCTCATTCAAGTGAGTAGCACCGAATTCTGCGGCATAGGCTTCAAAAATACGACGACCAAAGCTGTTCTCGCGAGCAACTTTGATATCCTCTTGCAACTGACCCAGTTCATCCCGGAGATGACGGCTAACAGCGTGACTCATTTTCTCTGCACTTTCTTTTACGAAACGTGTTTTGAGTGTTTCAAGTTTTGCGCGGGCTTCACGTACCAAGCGGACTTTTGTTTCCACTACGTCACGTTTGTCTGCGGCAAACTCTTGAATTTCACGAGCCAATGCATGCACCATGAAGTTTTCTAGCTTGGCTAGACCTTCTGTGTGCATCCGACGGTCTTTACGCAATTCGCCAATTTCTTCTGCAAGTTTTGAAACCAAGAAGCCGTTAAACTTCTGTGCTGATTCTGTCATCTTGTGTTGGAACTTGACACGATCTTCTGCTAGTGATTGCTTTTCAGCAGCCACTGCTTGGATCTCTGCGGCCAAACCTTCTGTTACCATTTTATCCAGGGCTTCAACCATTACTGACTTATCATGTTCGTAGCGTCCTGCATACTCTTCTCTGAGTTCTGCACGAGCCTGTTCACGAGCTTCACTTAACTTGGCTTCCCAAGCTTCTGTGATCTCTTGACGAGTTTCCTCGGTGATCAGGTTGCTATCTAACAATGGTTTGATTGCATCTAACATTTGTAGATTCTCCTTAGATCTTAAGTTCTCTAATGAGTTTTACAACTTCATTTTTGAGATACTTCTGCACTTTGTTGTCTTCGCCCGCTTCCTTGGCTACCTCTAACAGTCTATGTCCGTACTTCATGTTCATGAGACTTTCATATATTGCTTTAGGGTATGCATTTGGTGCGCTGGGTTGAGCAACCACATCTATAGTGACTATTTCAAAGTCACTTACATGTCCTGTTCTGTCGTCAACGTTGCCGCTGCCACGACTTGAAACTCCAAGTTTAACACCAGATGTCAACAAGGTCTTGATCAACTCGCCCATGGGGGTTGGTAAAATCTTGAGCTTGCCACATCCGGCTTCGCCATCCATCCACATACCTTCAACACTGTGACACACACGATCTAGATTAATTTTTAAATCATCTGGGTGATCCACTTCGCCTAATACTGAGTTACCTTCTTTAATCTGTTGATTAATCGTGTTAACTGCTTTGCTGATTTCATGTAATGGGTAGACACGGTCATTTGCATTGCGCTTGTTGCCTTCAATACAAATGCCTTTCAAATAGAGGCTCTTACCGTGGCCATCCGGCCCAGATTCTTCTAGAACCTGGATGTTGGCCTGATTAAAGGTAAGTTGTTCTCTTAGTGTTTTCATCAATTAACCGCGAGCTACTGGGCTCTTTGTGTTAACACCGCTGGCTTGGCCTGTTGTAGGCTTGGTAGCTGGCTTTAAGTTTTGTGTGCCTTGAGCTGGTGTGTTACCAACTTTGCCAATCAAATCTTTTGTGTTGTTGCTGTATGCGCCGGCTGCATCGTGTTTGCCACCCATTTCACCACCAGCGTGTACTGGCTTGACTGAGTTGCCGATTGGGCCTTTAGCACCTGCATTAGCGGCTACTGTAGACTTCTTGTTAACGCCGCCTTCTTCAGAAGTCACTGGCTTTGGGGCTGCTTTAAGCGTCACAGCTTCCATCATGCCCATTTCTTCAGTGTCGTCCATTTCAATAGCGTCGCCGCCTTCATCAGGTCCAAAACCGTCGCCGTCGCCCATGTCATTGTCGCCCATTAGGTCTTCAAATTCGGCCATCAACTGGTCTAATTTGTCTTCTAGGTTGAGGATGTCATCTTTGGTAGCTGGCTCATCTCCGCCTTCGTCGTCCATACCGCCCATGTCACCAGCGTCGCCGTCGTCATCGCCGCCAAAGTCTTCTTCGCCTTCCATGTTCATGTCAGACTGTTCTTCAGCTTCAACAGAGCGAATCAGGTTATCAGCAGGATCGCCGCCCATTTCGCCTTCTTCAATGTCTTCGGCTTCTTCAAGATCTTCGCCTTCTTCGATATCTTCAGCTTCTTCAAGATCTTCGGTGGCTTCTTCAGCCATCAAGTTCTCGTAAATCTCACGACTTTTCTCCACGACGATATCATGGAAAAGCTCACGTGCTTTGCTTTCTTCATCATTGATCACGTATTCGATCAATTGTTCAAATTTGTTCATAGAAAACTCCTGTAGGTAAAGTGTAATGTTATTTACACATCAGGAGAAAAACACGCGGTTTATGAGGCCAAAAAGGCCATAAATCACATGGCCGGTGCTTCAGGGGCAGGTGCATACTGTTGACGCACCAGTTTGAGTTTTTCTTTGTATTCTACCATACGCACATCATTCATTCGACGCAGTTTGTTGAGTTGACGCAGGGTAAGGTGAGTTTTACGCAAATCACCCAATTCAAGTTGGCTGTTATCTTGCTCAAGGTCTTGATAGGCTTCGGGCTCTTTGTTGTAAAATTCGTTGAGTATCATGTTAATATTTATGCAGCCGGGGCGCCTGCGCCGCCCACGCCTCCGGGTACTACAGGACCTG